GGCGGACAGGTGGGCGGCGATTTCTCTTGCGTGCAGGTTTTAAAAATCGGGCGTGGCCAGGACGCGGATGTGCAGGTGGCGGAGTGGCACGGGTATATCAATCCGACCCCGCTGGCGCACGTGACGGCGGCACTGGGATTTTTCTACAACATGGCGCAGGTGGCGGTTGAGTGCAACGGCATGGGCGTGGCCACGAACAACGAACTGTTTCGCCTCATCGAGTACGAGAACATCTACCGCTGGAAGCACATCGACAAGGTGAAGAACTTCATCACCGACCACATGGGGTGGTACACGAACTATAAGACGCGCGACGTAATCATCGCCAAGACCAATGAAGCGGTCATGGACCGGACGCTGGTTCTCCGCAGCGAACGGCTGATTGGAGAAATGAAGATGTTCTCGCGGGAAGAGGAAGGCAGCCGGTATGAGGGCCACGGCACGCACGACGACCGGGTCTTTGCCCTGATGATCGCGCGGTACTGCGCGCACGAATCGGACTTTGGAAGACAGGCGGCCATGCAGCCCTCGCGGAACCCCGGGGGCAGTCCGTCGATCTGCTACGTGTTCGACGAATTCCGCCGCATGCGGATGCAGGAGCCAGACGAGTTGATTGCACAAAAAATTGTGGAGAAAAACCCGGGATGGAGTTACCGGCGCATGTCACGCGGAAAGGACTTCTTTAATACGGAGTACTCGCCGATCCACGCCAAGGCGGGACTGCAGCGCAGGCTGTTTTATGAGGACGGTGTCCCGGCAGAGTATACGCGGGAGATGTCGCTCTATGCACAGATGAACGATAAACCGCCCAACGAAGAAGACATGATGGGCGATTGGAGGAACTGGTAATGTCATCGGGAATCAATCACACGGGATGGGCCTGCCCCATCTGCGACCAAAACAAAATCACCTCGCACCTGATGACGCGCGTCGGAGGTATCGGGGCGTACTGCGGCAACGGCCACACATTCAACGATATGGAGCAATTGAAGAACAGTCACCCCCGCACGCTGCCCGTGCCCAAGCCAATCCCGAAGCCGCAGGAAGGGCACGAAGAGATTCGCGTGTCCGTGCCCAGCAAGGTTAGGCAGGATCTGCAGGCAAAGTTCGGCAACACTTTGCCGGAGAATGTCGGCGCAGTGCTGCGCGCAGTCGTGGACCCACGGACGATTATTGTCTCCGGGCTGGACGTTCAGCAGATTGAGTCCTGGACGAAACTAACTATTCTCGATGCAGGCACGCTCAAGGGAGCGATTTATAGCTTGACCATGGACCTGAAACAGGCGAAAGAAAATCTGGCGTCCCTCGAAGCCACGCGCAACGGGAAGGGAATCACTGTGAACCTCGACGGACTTGAGGAAGCGATCCAACAGCGGGCGGACATGTGGGGGATCACCAACAGCGAGGTAGTAAAACAGATTACGGACATGGGAATCAAGAATGGGTGGGTGTAAGTGGGCGGTCGTCGGGGACGTAAATGAATTTGCCTTACACGTCATGCCGGTTACAGAGGATGGCGAGATCCTCGAAGGCCACGAAGAAAGCCCATCGTGCCCTTGCCAGCCGTCGATAGAAGTTAGCGCATTCAAGGTCAAGATTTTTATCCATCACTTGCCGTACTAGAAGCAGAAGCAGGAGGAACTCAAAACATGAAGGACAGCTAATGGGGAAGCCGAAGTCGTGGACACAGGAATACTGGAGACAATACCAACGTAATTGGTATGCAACGCACCGCAAGCAAGAATCGGAGCGAAAGAAAAAGTTCTATCGAGAGAACCCGCAGCTTGTCCTGGAGCGCGTTACTTCGTGGCGGCAGCGCAATCCAGAGCACTATCAGGCGTTGATTAAAAGAAACAATGGAGACAGGCACTACAAGAGTGCCGCCAAGTGTAAACGCAGGGCTAGACAGCACAACGCATCTGGATGCCACTCTTCCACGCAGTGGCTTGCCCGCGTAGGCTACCACGAATGGAAATGCTACTACTGTAAGGCCGAACTTAACGATGCGACGCTTACAAAGGACCACCGCATCCCGCTCGTCCGTGGCGGTACAAACTGGCCAGCCAATCTAGTCCCGGCATGCATGCGATGCAACGTTCGCAAACACACGCGGACAGAGTCGGAGTTCGCTCATGCCCTCTGATTTTTTCCCGGAGTTGATGGCGCGTTACCGTCTGGACGAAGACGACACCAGTCCGATGCAGGACACGGGCTACGAGGCGCAGCTTAAGTACTGGTGTAACGCGGCCTTTGAAGAGGCGGACACGGAACAATCGAAGTCACAGCCCCTGAATGACATGACGAAGTATATCGACTACCTGACCGGGAAGCAGTGGGCGGGTGGACGGCCTTCGTACCGGGCAAAGCCGGTGAACAACCGGATGGTGCGCCTGTTCTGGGAATCGGTGGGCATGCTGACGGACATCCGGCCCATCATCGGGGTGAAGGCCACCGATCGCACGGAGCCATTCCTTACCACGGAAAAAATTCTGAATGACTGTACCTTCGCGTGGTCGCTCAATACCGACTATGACATGAAGCTGGCGCTGTGCGTCATGTACGGGATGTTGACGACGGCGTTCGCGAAGTACCAGTGGAACCCGGAATTGAACATGGGCCAGGGCGACCTGGAGATGGTCCCGCTTTCGCCAGAGTCCCTGATGGCGCTCAACGCCAAGGACACCCTGCAATCCGCCGAAGCCCTGATTTACAAGGAAATCGTTCCGCTCAACTGGATTAAGCGCAAGTTCCCCTCGCGCGCGTTTCTGGTGAAGCCGGACCAATCTCTTTCGCTCTATGAAAAGCCGAAGCAGCGGCCCGGGCAAGTCGCTCCCATGCTTTTCGAGATGCTCTCCCCGCAGATGCAGCGGCTGGTGGCCGGGGACAACAAAATTGAGTACAGCGTATTCCCCAAGGTGCAGTACCGGGAGTACTGGATCAAAGACCCGACCATGAACACGTCCAACGCCCGGGTGTATATGGGACGCCCACGGCACAACTACGGCTACTGGGTGGAGCCGGGAGCGCCGCTCTATCCGCGTGGCCGGGTGATCTGCATGGCGGGCGGGGAGATCATGGAAGACGACGTGAATCCGTACTGGCATGGACAGTTCCCCTTCGCCATGCTGCGGTTGAACGCGGTGCCGTGGCAATTTCACGGAATGCCACCGATGCGCTCCTGGATCGATCTGCAGGATATCGTGAACCAGATTTATGCCGGAGTCATGGACATGATTAAGCTGGCGGTGAACCCGCGCTTTCTGGCTCCGAAGACGGCCTTCAGCGACGACGTGTGGTCGAAGCTGGACTGGTCGAAGCCGGGAGAGCGCGCGGCTTATAGCGCGAACGCACCCAGCAAGCCGGACTTTGCGCCAGCGCCGAATCTGCCGCCGTTCGTCCTGCAAATGTTGAGCATGACGGAGCGGGACATGGACCTGCTTTCGGGCGTGGCGGCGGTCGGTGAAGCCGTGCGCAAGAAGCAGATCCCGAGCGGCGACACCCTGGACCAAATCAAGCAGACACAGCAGACTCCCACGCGGCTGCAGGGGCGGAATATCGAGATGTTTATCCGCGACGGCGGCAAGCTGCACGTGTCGAACATGCTGCAGTTCTACGACGCCAAGCGGCGGTATGCAATTCTCGGGCAGGCGGGGCTCTCGCCGGTGGACTATGACAGCAGGCCGGGGAGTCTAGTTCCGGCGGGCATGCCGGAAGAAGAGCACGCGCGCATGTTCCATTTTTATATTGAGCCAGGGTCGCTGTTGAATTTGAAGCGGTACGAGCAGATGCAGGAAGCGGTGAAAATGCGGGCGATGGGCGATATGTCGCGCCGTGGGCTGTACCGGATTATCGATCGCAATATCGATGTGGACCAGATTGAAAAAGAACTGCTGGCGGAGCGGCAGGCGGGTCTCGGCGGCGCTCCCCCGAAGGGGAAGGGAGGGAAAAAGTAAGTGGGTATAAGCGCACAGCCATTTTCCGAGCATTCGAAATGGGAGACATCGGGCGAGTCTTGCGTCGTACACGACCTTGCGTCGGGACTCTACTATGAAATCCCACGCGAATTATTCGAAGCGCTGCGGGAATTTTTGGTGGTGAACCGCGACACGGGGTCGCTTACAATTCATTTTCGCAGCGGCGGCGTCGCGGGAATTGAAGCGCTGCGAAAAAAAATCTTCAAAGGGCCAATTATCTCTTGACATAAAATTCGGCGCGCTGCATTCTCTGATTTAGAAGATTTTTTGCGGCTTTGATTTACGTCCCCGTCATGGGTAGACATTGAATTGGCCCGCTGGAGCAAACGGCTCCAGTGGGCCTTTTCCTTTTTGGGGGAGAGTAGCGGTTAGTGGGCAAGTGCGGGGAACACCTCTTGGCAGCGGGTCGCCAGACGCAGTTTAAGCGTGGCGAAAGAACAGGCGCAAGGAACTATCGCTGGAAGGGCGGGCCTTTTAGGATGTATGGCCTGAGCGTAGAGCGATATAACGAGATCCTGGAAAATCAGGATGGACGTTGCGCGATTTGTAAAAAGTTGCCGGGGCCGCGCTTGAAGCGGTTAGCTGTAGATCACGACCACAAGACCGGCGCGGTACGCGGATTACTCTGCTTCCGCTGCAACTATGGAATTGGTTGGTTCAGTGATAACCGCGAGTTATTCGAAACCGTAGCTGGATACCTTGGGAGTGGGATAGATTGGAGAGATTTGAGTGGCTCCAATAAGTGAGTACTTCAAGGGTTCTGGCGGCAAAGTCATGCACAGCATGCAAGACCGCTACGGCGAAGAAGAAGGCAAGCGGGTGTTTTACGCCACGGCGAAC